GGCACAGTGCACGACGAATTGATCGCTGTTGTACCTGATGCCGAGGTAGAGGAAGCTAAGACTTGGGTCTTGGCGCAGATGACTATGGAGCCAAGCTATATGCAAGGCATACCATTGTCCGCTGACGGTGGCGCGCATCGTCGTTATGGGTTAGCAAAAAACTAGGAGAAGCAGTATTGAAGTTACCAACAAAAATAAGAGTAGGTAGGCGGTGGTACAGCGTGGAAGTCATTGAAGCTATGATCGATAAGACTTACATGGGGCGTGTGCATTATGACGCGCAGCACATTCGTATCGGTACACGCAACCACACAGGCAAGCCGTTCACAAAGCACGAAGTCGGTGATACCTTTTGGCATGAGCTTACGCATGCAATCTTGCATGACATGGACAGCCCTTTGTATCGTGACGAGCGTTTTGTGTCGGCGTTTGCAACACGGCTTAACAGAGCCATTAACACAGCGAAGTTCGAATGAAAAAACCAGCATGGTCACACAGCAGCCTCAAAGATTTTGAAGGTTGCCAGCGCAGGTATCACGAGGTCAAAGTCTTAAAGAAGTACCCCTTCCAAGAGACTGAAGCCACGCGGTACGGCAATCAGGTACATCAGGCGATTGAAGACTACATCAGGGATCAAAAGCCTATACCGCCTGAGTACGAGCAGTTCCAGCCTGTCGTGGACGCCATGCTCAAGAAGCCCGGAAGAAAGCTAGCAGAGTACGAGATGGCGCTACGCGCTGACCTTACGCCTACTAACTGGAAAGCACCTGATGTTTGGGTGCGGGGCATCGCTGACATTCTGATCGTTGACGACGAAAACCTTACGGCATGGGTGGGAGACTGGAAGACCGGCAACAACAAGTACCCCGACAGGGATCAGCTTGTACTAATGTCGCTCATGGTGTTCCAACACTTCCCACACATCCGTAAGGTTAACTCTGCGTTGCTGTTCATCGTCAAAAATGATATGGTCAAGATGCAGATGACACGCGATCAAGCCGAAGCCTTCTGGTGGAAGTATCGTGAGCGTACTGCACGTTTGGAATCCTGCTTTGAGAACGATGTATGGAACCCAAATCAAACCCCACTATGCGGCTGGTGTCAGGTCACTGGCTGTGAGTTTAACCCTAAGCACTAGGAACAATCATGGCCACAAGAAACTATCGGTCAGAGTACGTTAACTACCAAGGCAAGCCCGATCAGATCAAGAAACGAGCAGAGCGCGTTAAGGCTCGTCGCATGATGGAGAAGACAGGAGCAGCCACCAAGGGTGACGGCAAAGATGTGGATCACATCACGCCCATGCGCTCAGGCGGCACATCAGCCAAAGGTAACTTGCGTATGCGTAGCAAATCTGCCAACAGAGCAGACAATAAATAATCCTCGGAGAAGCAATGGAAATTGTAGAAGACAGAGCACTTATCTTACGAACAAGGAACCCGCACAAATACTCAATCATCCCTAAGAGCAAAGCCATGCTTCGTGCAGACGGAGGCTATGATGTTGCTGTGTACTGGGGTCTTGATGAAGCGCGGGTCTTGCGTAACCTAGGTGTAAAAGATGTACCTTCGCCTATCACTAGGCGCTACGATTGGCCGGGGCGATACACGCCAATGGCTCATCAAATCGAGACGTCAGCGTTCCTCACGCTGTACAGAAGAGCCTTCGTGTTTTCCGAACCCGGCACGGGCAAGACACTGTCTGCATTGTGGGCGGCTGACTACTTGATGAAGTTAGGTAAGGTGCGCAGGGTTCTCATTCTGTGCCCCTTGTCCATCATGCATAGCGCATGGATGGGTGACCTTAACAACAGTATTATTCATCGCTCTGCCGTTATCGCGCACCATGCTCAGGCTAGTCGGCGCATTGAGATGATCCAGCGTGACTACGAGATTGTGATTACCAACTACGAAGGCTTGAACCTGATTGCCGACGAGGTGCGTAACGATGGCCGCTTTGACCTTGTGATTGTTGACGAAGCCAACGCATACAAGACACCCACGACACGCAGATGGAAGTCTCTTAACTCAATCCTTACGCCAACCACGTACCTGTGGATGATGACGGGCACACCAGCGTCTCAGTCACCAGTGGATGCGTATGGCTTGGCTAAGTTGGTTAACCCTGATGGTGTGCCTAAGTTCTTTACTGCGTGGCGCGACAAAGTGATGAACAAGGTGACGCTGTTCAAGTGGGCGCCCAAGGCTGATGCCAAGGACAAGGTGCATGAGGCTCTCCAGCCAGCCATTCGCTATACCAAAGCACAGTGCCTAGACTTACCGCCTGTCATTACCATGACGCGTGAGGTGCAGTTGACCCCGCAGCAAGCCAAGTACTACAACCTTCTCAAAGAACGTATGCTTGTGCAGACCGCAGGGGAGACCATCACAGCAGTCAATGCCGCCGCTGGTGTGAGTAAGCTGTTGCAGATCAGTTGTGGTGCGGCCTACACAGACGACAAGGAAGTTGTTGAGTTTGACTCTGCCCCTAGGCTTGCGGTACTGGAGGAGATACTGGAGGAGACTGATCGCAAGGTCATCATCTTCGCCTTGTTCCGTAGCACCATCGACACCATCAGCACATACCTCACCAAGAAGGGCATTGTCAATGAGTGCATCCACGGGGACGTAACGCCAAGCAAGCGTGGGCAAACGATCAATCGCTTCCAGACTGAAGCTGACCCGCGTGTACTGGTCATGCAGCCTGCGGCTTCTGCTCACGGCATCACGCTGACTGCCGCTGATACTGTGGTGTTCTACGGGCCACTGATGAGTGTTGAGCAGTACATCCAGTGCTGTGCCCGTGCTGACCGCAAGGGGCAGGACTCAGACAAAGTTACTGTGATCCACATTCAGGGTAGCGCGATTGAGAGGAAGATGTTTAGTGCGTTGGCAGGGAAAGTTAGCGATAACTTACTTCTTACCGACATGTTTGAAACTGAAATTAAATCATGAAAGGGGGTTGCAACCAATTGAATTACGTGTAAACTGTCCAACCTTAGACAATAATTAAACAGGAGAAGCAAGTGTCAGAAGACTTAGTACCGCTAGACAAGCTAGCAAAAATCTACCGCAAACTGCGTAGCAAGATTGCCGACCTAACCCAAGAGTACGACACGCAAGTCGAAGTGCTCAAGGCGCAACAGGAAGAGATCAAGAACGCAATGAAAGACCAGATGAAGACGATGGGCGTCACATCTGTACGCACTACCGAGGGCACTGTCGTGCTGTCTGTAAAGACGCGTTACTCCACACAGGACTGGGATGAATTCAAGAAGTTCGTCATAGCCCACGAAGCCATCGAGCTTTTGGAGAAGCGTATTGCACAGACCAACATGAAGCAGTTCTTGGAAGAAAACCCCGGGGTCGTACCGCCCGGACTTAACTCAGCCTCTGAGTACGATATCTCTGTACGTAAACCAACTTAAATGGAAATCAAAATGAGCAATATTGCAATGTTCAACCCCTCAAATGTGCCGTCGTTCGCTAAGAACGCGGCTTTGTCTGCAACTACTTTGGCCTTGGCTGGCGGTGTCAACACCAGTGCCGGCATGAAGCGCGTTTCCATCAAGGGTGGCGTGTTCCGTCTGCTTGCTGGTGGCAAAGAGGTTGCCGCTATCGATGAGCGCTTCTTGGATGTGATCGTGGTCAAGGCTGCCCCCAAGGTCAGCCGTATCTTCTACGCAGGCTCCTACGACAAGGACGCGGCGGCTGCACCCCCTGACTGCACCTCTGGTGATGGTGACAAGCCCGATGCAGGCGTGAGGAACCCACAGGCTTCTAGCTGCGCCGCTTGCCCACAGAACATCGCTGGGTCGGGCAATGGTAATAGCCGTGCTTGCCGTTACCAACAGCGTTTGGCTGTGGTTTTGGCTAACAACCCTGAAGGCGATGTGTTGCAAGTTACTCTGCCAGCTACATCCATCTTTGGCAAGGAAGAAGGCGACAAGCGCCCACTACAGGCATACGCCCGCTTCATGGCGGCTCAGACTCCCCCTGTTAACTTGGATGCCATCGTGACCCGCATGAAGTTCGACACCAAGGCTGAGTCTCCCAAGCTGATCTTTGCACCTGTGCGTTGGTTGACTAATGACGAGTACGAGATTGTGCAGACTCAGAGCACATCAAAGGATGCTGAAAAGGCTGTATCTTCAACCCCTGCGGCTGTGGATGGCGTTACTGCCCCTGCTCCGTTGGCTCTAGAAGGCAAACGTCCTATGGGCAAGATGCTGGATGAAGACGAGGCCGAAGCTATGGCTGAAGTTAAAGCCGCTAAGCCCAAGAAAGCCAAGGCGGTTGAGGTTGAGGCCGAAGAGGAACCCGAAGTTCGCAAGGCTCCTGCCAAGGTTGAAGCCGCCCCAGCTAAGAAGAACAAGCTGGCCGACATCGTTGCTGATTGGGACGATGAGTAACTAAATCGGGGGGAACGTCGTGCAACATGCTTGCGGACGAGCGGCTAGTACCCCCACCTTAAACACATGGCGTACTCACAAAAAATAATTGACGAGGTAGCGAAGACACCCAAGTCTCTGGGCAACCAGCTTGGGCGTTGGGCGATCCATCTTGACTTTCCGGTCACGAAGATTGCCTATGCTCTGGGCGTCTCAAGGCAGACTGTTTACAACTGGTTCACTGGCACTGAGGTGTTCGTGGCCTATCGTAACCGCGTCGAATTCTTAACTCACATAATGAAGACCTCACGCACAGCGGACGAGGCATGGAGAAAAATATGTACGGAATACAACCTCGATCCCTCACCACGCAAGAGCTAATTCGGTTTAGCGCTGAACTCATTGAACTTGATACCGGACTGCCCAAGGAGTGGCAACTAGAAGTTCTTAGACGCTTGACTGTGATGGCCCCACCTGACGGGTCAACAACTAAAGACACACGCCAACTCGAACTCTTCTGACCGCAAGGACTTGAATGACTCCGCTTGAGTTTTTAGCGGTTGTTCTGCCGCCGCCAGAATTTGGTCGGTACTGCGTAGCAGAACTAACTAGGACGAAAGAGCATGTCTTTGTTGACTCGCTCGATCAGACAACAACGCCAATCAAAGGTTGGCACGATAGCAAGTTGGATGTTTACTTTGCCTTGGCTACCTTTGGCAAGGAAGACAATCGGCAAGCTACCAACGCAAGGTATGTAAAGTCCCTGTTCATCGACATGGATGGATACGCATCGAAGAAAGATGCCGCCCTTGCGCTCAATGCGTTCTTGGAGAAGACTGGCCTTGATGCCTTGGGTACGCCCTATGTGGTGGGTTCTGGTGGCGGGTTGCACTGCTACTGGCCGCTACTCACTGCCGTTCCTATTGATTCGTGGAAGCCGGTGGCTGAGAACTTTAAACGCCTGTGCAAGCAGGAGAACATGGCCATCGACATGACCGTGACGGCTGACGCCGCCCGAGTCTTGCGTGTGCCTGATACCACCAACTTCAAGAAGAAGTACGCAACGCCGCGCCCTGTGCGCATACTGACTGAAGGCGATGTGTTCAGCTTCGAGGGGCTGGCAACTCTCATCCGAGAGAAACTGACAGGCTCAGTATATGAGCCTGTAGCTATGCCATCACTTGACTTGCCCGGCCAGCGCCCAGCCAAGGCAACGCCCTCGGCTACGACAGTTAAGTTGTATGAGAACAGCATAACCAAGTTCAAACCTATCTGGCTTGCTACGCAGAATGGTCGTGGCTGTGGTCAGTTAGCGAACTACGTGGAGCATGCAACCGAGGACGGCATGGAGCCGATCTGGAGAGGCTTGCTGTCATGGACAAAGGTTTGTGAGGACGGCAACAAGGCGGCGGTGTGGCTAAGCAAGATGCATCCGTATGAGCCTGAGCGCATGAACCAGAAGCTGCAAAGCATCAAGGGGCCATACCCCTGCGTCAAGATGGACTCAGAGAACCCCGGAGTGTGCCAGTCGTGCTCACACTGGGGCAAGATAACCAACCCCCTGATCTTAGGGCGCGAGTTGTCTGTTGAGGTGGAAGAGAAAGAGATCGAGGTCAAGCTGACAAGTGACAGCACAGTCACTGCGAAAGAAGTCGTCAAGGTCATGCGCCCAACACCGCCACGGGGTTACGCCTACGGCACGAACGGCGGCGTGTTCATGGAGCGCACAGTAGAAGATGACGAGGGCGTCAAGTCCAAGAAGCAAGTGATGCTGTTGCCCTACGAGTTGTTCGTGGTGGACATCCTCAATAGCAACAACGACCACACTGTGCACCTGATTGCGCTCAGACCTGAAGGGGCGATAAACGTAACCATGCCGCAGAAGGCGGTGGTCAGCAAAGACGAAACGGTGAAAGCACTGGCAAGCCAAAACATAGTGGCGGCTTTTGGTGCCAACAATGACAAAAACTTATTTGAATATGTGAGGGCATGCGTGGAAGAATCTAGCACTAACAAAGTACCAATCAAAGTTCCCGATAGCTATGGTTGGCAACCTGACAACTCGTATGTATTTGCGGGTCGTATCTTCACTAAGGGTAAACCCCCAGTCAAAGTCCCAATGCCGGGCTTGGAGAACATCACCAAGAACACCGAGCCTCGTGGCACTATGGAGCAGTGGCGCATCTTCATAGAGATGATGATTGCCAAGAAGATGTGGGATCACCTAGCCGTTTTGCTTGCGGGTGCTGGCGCACCTTTCATGCGCTTCACAGGTATCTACGGCATGACATACCACTGTGCCAGTACCGAATCTGGTACGGGTAAGACGCTTGCTCTGGAGGCTGCAGCATCGGTCTGGGGACACCCAACCCACTACCGCACAGGCAAGAGCACATCTCCTGTGGCTATGCAACAGCGCTTGGGTCTGCTCAACAGCCACCCGCTTATCACTGACGAGATCACATCCAAGAACCGAGACGACTTCGAGTGGTTGCCTGAGTTCCTACTGGACATGACCGAAGGCCGTGGCAAGGAGCGTATGGAGTCTGGCTCCAACAAAGAGCGCCTGAACTTGTCAACTTGGATGACCAACGCTTTGATGTCATCTAACACCCACATCGTGGACTACCTGACTGGTGGGCGTACCCATTCGTCTGAGGGTGAACTGCGCCGCTTGCTTGAGTTTGTGCTTGAGGACGAGTTGTCTTGGGAGCCACACGAGATTGAGATCATCAAGTCCTTGCAAGCTAACTACGCCGTGGCTGGCTACGCCCTGTCTCAGTACCTTGCGGACAATGTGGATCAGTTCCCTAAGATGGTGGGCGAAGCCGTTGCCGGTATGTACACTGAGTTCAAGGCGACCAACGATGAGCGCTTCTGGATGGCAGGGGTTGGATGCTCTATATGCGCCCTCAAAGCGTTTAAAGAGCTAGGCGTGGTGGACATACCCTATCGCCCTATTCTGAACTCCTACAAGAAGGCTGTGGACTACATGCGAGCCAGTATGAAGAGCAGTGTGCGCACCGCTGTGGATGTACTGAACTCCTACACCCGTGACAACTATGGCAGTTTCGTAGTTATTAAACCTAGCAAGGGCGGCCTCATGGCTGAACTGGGTAGCGGCAAGGACATTGACTTGACCATCACACGCAACAAGGTGTTTGGGCGGGTGGAGCATGAGCCGATCCCCAACCACATCGACTATTTCATCGAGGAGCAACTGCTCAAGGCGTACTGTGCCACCATGAGCTTTGGATATTCATCCTTTAAGCGCCAGCTTGAACAACTGTACAACGTAGAGTATCTTAAGAAAGATATGATGGCCAAGACCAAAGGGCCACAGATGCGGGTCACAGTTATGAAAATCAGACGTGAGATTATTGAAGCCGATGAAGTACTCCTCACTGCGCCTTCCGTGGGAGAAAGTTGAGAAAGGGCAGGGGTTCTTTGTCCCCTGCCTAGACACCGAAGCCATGAAAGAGTGGGGCTTGAAGAAAGCTTTTTCTCTCAGAATACTAGATGCCCACGCTAGCGTGGGCATCCTTAACGGCAAGCTAGGTGTTATGTTTTACCGGAAGCCTCAATCCGTTTCATAGCTTTCTCAAACTTGTCCGCCACATCTTGGCGTGCCGCATCGATTTTATCTAGCCTTGCACGTTTCTCAGCCCCTGTCATGTTCTTCATGTTATTGATGCGGTCAACATCAGTGCGAAGCTTACCCATGACGTTTTGGTAGTTACGTGCTAAAGCTGCTGATGCAACTAAAGCCCGGTTGTCTTCTAAGAAATCCCTAGCTTCCTGCCCCTGACCTTTCTTTCGCATGTCGTCAAAGGTAGCCTTGGCTTGCATAGATTCGCTTGCCATGCGGTACATAACATCAGAATCAGCACCCCCGTATTTCTTTTGGAATGAACTGCCAATGAACGGCAAGTCTGAGACACGCTTCTCAGCAGGTTCGCCACGAGTTTTTTTACGGAACAAACCATCAGCCGCGCCCATAACAATCAAAGGCAACTGACCAAAGTAACCTGTGGCAAGGTGTTCAATCTGCACAGGAGAAAATCCGGGCAACACTTTGCTCAACATCTTAGCCGCTTCGGTCGTAGTTTCAGAAAACCGCTGTTGTGGCGACAGCTTCTCCATACGCGCCGATTCAATAGCTGAGTCGTTAAAAAAGCGCTTGTTGCTGTAGACCTCAAACGCGGGTTTAAAAATCTGCGGCACACCTCTGGAACTGTAGCCCGGCACTGACTGTAAGAACATGTCACGCAGAGCTTCCAACTGCTGGACGCCATCAACTTCAGCTTTCATAGCGTCAGATGCGGCAACAGCCAAGGAAAAGAACCAACCAGCCTCGTAAGGGATAGGCAGCTTCAATGGCTCGTCAACGCCCGGTAAGTGCAGGAAGAAGTTAGTGTAACGATCCTTTGGTTTAGCGTTCTTGTAGTACTCGTCATCGTCCATAGCCATGGCGTAGACAATACCTGTAGCCACCAACAGCAATGCGTTGTTAAAAAACTTCTGCTGAATCTGCATCTGTTCTTCAAACGGCATCTGGCCACGGGCTGCTTTGTACAACACGTTCAAGCCTTGGATCTGCGCATTAAAGAACGGAATCAAACGGCTGGCGTACTGCACTGTGGGTGACAGACCGCGCTTGTAAAAGTTCATTGACTCGCGTACAGCCAAGTCAGCTTCCACTTCAGACAGTCCGTTTCTACGTGCGTTTTCATACACCAGCGCACGGGTGGCAGCATCAGCACGCATTGCGTAACGGTCTGTTGCGGCAAACACTTTATCCAAAACGCTCTGGTCTTTACCGCTTGCCAACTGCAAAGCCATTTTAGCAACGTCGTCTGGGTCACCAGTGAAGATGCCACTCTGGATCAGACCCTTTTTAATCATCTCTTCGTTGATCGGGCTTTGTCCACGGCTGGAAGCTACAAACTCTTTACCAGCTTTGACCACCGCTGTCAGGGGGTTGTAGTCCAGACCACCCGTAAACGCTGCGGCCATTGGGTCACGAACCAACTGACGCGCAATATAGATTGGCATGCGAGTCACGCCAGAGCGCAAGATGTCACCAGCAATACCGCCAATCTTCAAGAACGCGGGAAGCGTCAGGTGAGCGCCCTCCAAGCTCTTCACAATTAACTCGGCAGGGATACCGCCCATGACGGTGTCACTAGTTTTAACTCGTAGCCAACGCTCGCCCTTGTCGTCTGGTTTGTCGGGATTAGGCTCTTGGTTAAAGCGAATAACGTCTGGGGACGCGGGGCCCATACCAATATGGATAGGCATAGCGCTAGTCGGCTTGCCGTCTTTGCCCACAGGCCCCTTACCTTCGCCAATCTTTTGGAACGCATACGCTAGATTCTTGGTAGCCAAGTTTGTCAGCGCCTTGTCCATGATGAGCAAGGAATTGCGTTGCAGTGTTTCGGTGATTGGTAAAATGCGAGTCTCACCGCCCACTAGTTCTTTCAGGTACGGCTGACGACGAATGTCGCCAATCGTTACAGTCACCTCATCGCTAAACACCAATTGCGCCATACCATTCTCGTTGACACGATAGAACGGTATGAAGTCACCCTCTTTCAGCAGTCTGTCAGCTTCAGCTTTGGTAATAGCGCCGGTTGATGCCAAGAACTTAATCTGGCCTTCGTTGTACGCGTTGTATGCAGAACGGGTTGCTTCCAGTGCATTTTTAAGTTTAGAGTCGGCGTTGGCTGCGGCAAGCGCGGCTTTAAGTTTTTCCTCTGTTACACCAAGAGCACCTAGGTCTAGCTTGGCCACGCCCTTGTTCATTGCACGTTGGGCAATCATGTAGGTGGTAGCTATGTTGGCTTTGGCTTCTGGATCACCCATTGGGATGTCTGCAACAGACTTGAACACATCAAGCGCGTTATCCTTGTCAATAGACCTGACACCTTTAAAACCTTTTTCGTCGGTGTACAACTCCATCGGCCCCTTTTGGAGCGAAGCATTTAACATTGCCATCTTCTGGTCGGCCATGACAATGTGTGACATAGCCTGAGTAAACAGCATGTCGTCGCCAATCTCTTTGGCGCCAGCTTTCAAAGCTTCGCGCAAACCAGCGCGCATATCAACCAACTCCATTTCAGCTTGAAGAAATGGCTTAGTGCCAAGTTGTTCTTTCCAAGTTTTCTTCTTGGACATGATGTCTTTGGCCAAGTCAACCAACGCATTCTCCTCACCATACTGCGCAGCCCGTGCGTAACGTGGCGTCTCTTCTGGCTCGATCATCTCCAGTACTGGTGGTTGGTCAGCTATGCGGTTGGGGATATCAACAGTTCCAAGCTGGCTTCTGCTGTCAATAAGCTTTTCTTCTGGCGCAACAGTTTCAATGTCAAAAGCGGCGTTTACTTTCTTGGCAATTTTAAAAATGTCTGCTTTTGGAGAAGCATGTTTTGCCTCCAACTCTTCTCGCACGCTTGCCAACCACTCATACATATTTCCCGCAGTTCTGTCTTCGCTAGTGTCAAACTCACCAAAGTCAAGACCATCCGCGTAATCAACAGCACTTTGACCTAACGCTTCTTTTGTGGCGTTACGCAACGTTTTAACAATATCGTTGTCAGCGTCAGCTTTAATATTTTTTATGCCGTATTGTTTTTGAAGCTCTTGCATAAGCCCAAAAAACTGCATGGAGTTTCCGTCAGCAACAGCACGCTCACGCGCTTTAGGGGTCATCTCAGGCGCGTAAATAGTATCCGGTAAAGACAAATCAAGCGCAGTAAAGTTGGCGTTAACTGAAATTTTGTTAACAACCGTTGCGTTTTTAATTGTGGCGTTTAGCCTACCGGGGGTGGTCTCCAAGCTGTCGCCAGTTTCAATACGGTTAATTACCGCGTTGTCTGCCAGTACCAACATTGGTTTGGTTTTGTCTTTTCCGCTAAATCTAATTAGATCAATGTTTTTAACTTTTGGTAAACGAACAACCGTATCACCAGAAACCGAAACTTCGTTTACTGATTCTAAATTTGGTAAATATGCGTCACCGCCTATAAAAAGAATACTGTCGACGGTGCGTACATTGTCGGCAGGAACTTCAAATCTATTACCTCGTAGTTCGTAATTAAATTGGTTAAGTGCAAAGTAACCGCGGATGCCGGGGAAGTGGCCTTCTTTTGTGGCGGCTTCTGTTGATTCACCTAATTTTTTACCTACAGCGTCGACTAAAGCATCGGTTGGATCTGGGCGTGCTACAAAATTTTCGCCATCTATGGCAGAAAAATTTAACAATCGACGTACATCGTATGTATGAGCATCGCCGGTTGAATCGTCTAGATAAGAACCTAGCTTCATCAAAAACGGCACATCAAAAGCTTTCTCGCCTTTTAATATGCTTGTCAGCGCTTGTTTGCGCTCTAGCGTTTCAATAAATCTTTCGGAACCTGTAAAGTTTTTACTAGACAAAAAGTCTTTGGCAATCAGTTCTTGCTCATTTGTAAGACCTTGAGACTCTGTGTTGCCACGAACTTCACCAACATCAGTTTTACCGTTCATACGAACTGCAACTGATGGGCTTCCGTTCTTGTAGTAAATGTAAAAGTCGCCTTGCTCAATCTGATTCTTAGCAGTCTGTACAGAACTGCCTGTACACCAAGACGTGTTTGCGGCTCCAGCGTTTAATTCTTCCGCTGCTTTTTGAATGTCTTTTGCGTTTGCGTAAATTTCGGTGTAGTAAGAATCTAAAAACTTTGCGGTCTCGTCAATTGTTGTTAGTTTTGGTTCGCCTTCAACTTCTAAACGGGCGTTCTCCAGTTGAAGCAAATCCGCTTGCTCGTTTGTAAGTTTTAAAACGCGAACTGCATTGGGCTTAACTTCTTCATCAAATAAATCCGCAAATGTACGTGGGCGGGCTTCCCCGGCGTTTACAGCATTTGCTATTTGCCGAAGTTGTTCGCCAAGATTAACAGGGCGTGCTGGTACACGAACAGGGCGTGCCAGTACACGACCGGCTCTTACAGGGCCTCTTCGTGCGCCTCTTTCAAAAATTTCTTTTTCCCAAATTGCTTGAAGTTCTGCCGAAAGTTCTGCGCGGTCAACGGGCTGTCCGTTTCTTTCAAACAAGTTGGGGTTGTCTGCGCGTTTCATTTCAAAACGCATACCGCTAAACGTCATGTCTTCTGGCGTCATCAAACGCACACGCACTTCTGGTCGCTCAGGCAATAGGTGTTGGTCAAACTTTTGCCAGCCGTCTTTCTTAGCGTTGTTTTCTGCGTTGCGGTCAGCCATTTCCTGCATGCCTGCAAGGAACGCTTGCTTGAGTGGTAAACCTTCACGCAACTTACGAATGACTTCGCCCGCGTCTTTGCTACTAATAAACGCCAAATTGTGCGTATTGTCTTTACCAATCTCGGCAAGTTTCAAACGTCCTGTTTTGTCTGACAGCACAGCATACTTAGATGCGGCCTTAGCCACCAGCGCTTGTTCAACGTATGTGTATTCAGGCGTATTTAAAAGGTCGTAGACAAGTCCGCGCAAATCTTCTCTGCGTTTGTCTGTAGTTTCTTTGGCTAATATAGCACCCAGATTGCTGCCTTCTTTTATGGCCAAACTAAGATATGTTTGTGCGTCAGCCTCTACATAGTGCAGTGGGTTGTTTTCGTCAAACGGTTTGCCGTCCGACATAACCACTTTGGTGTTTTTTGACAGCTTGTCCTCATCAACACCGCTTATGTACTGCGAGGGGTACAGCCCCATGTTATCAAGCATGGTTTTACCGATCCGATCAGCATCTTCTGCTGTACGGTCTTTCTGCTTGATCTCGGGGCCAAACTGCTCGGCAAACTGCTTCATCGAGTTACTACCGGTAGCTAACGCGGCAATGTCTTTCTGTGCCAGCTTACGGGATACCGTTCGCTCAACGCCTGCAGTGCGCACACTGGATGGAATCATCAACGCATCAACAGACTGAAGTGCTGCACCAAACATAGTCTCTGGACGCTCCACACCCAACAAGCGCATGATGATGCTTTTGAAGCCAGCCCATGCGTCAGACAGACGCCACTTCTTACCTTGCAGTTGTTGCTGTAAGGTGCGGTTGGACATGACTTCAGCGGCAAACTCGGACAGACTACCTTTGGCAGATGCGCTGGTAATCTTTGGATCGTTCTTGACAGCCGCATACAATGCTTGCAACTCACGCTTGGCAACAAGTTGTTGCTTGGTCAGCTTGCTTTCGTCCATCTGCAACACGCGCTCAACTGCGGCGTGTGTGCCTTCGTGCAACAGAATCTCTTGTGACAAACCGCCGTTGCGGCTCAAACTAATACGGCGGCTAGTAGCGGAACCCAGCACGGCTTTGCCGTTCTCGTCTGTTACTTGGCTCTGAATCGACACACTGGTGTCGTCAAGCATATCTGCTAGGCGTTGTGCCACGGCACGGTTGACCTGCGATGTAGCAGGGTCGTTGGCCATGTCAATAAAGGCGGCGCGCAAATCGTTGTCCTCCAACGCACGTACTTGTGCCGCTGTCAGGTCTGGACTTGTTGACTCTACGCCTCGGGCGTACTCTTCGTTTTCTCGTGGGTTGTACACATCTTCCATAGCAGAAGTCTTGCGAGTATCTTCGCCATAAACTTCTTCTTCAGTTATCTTACGTGGGCGGCCACGAGGTTTAGGTTCAGGCGCTTCTACTTCTTCAGCCACTATTGATGTGTCGTTGCGATACATCTTACGCATTTGCTCTACCAGCTCACGCTTGACCGCCGCCAATTCTTTGGTAAAGCTCTTGATTTCGGCATCAAGATTGGTTATCTCTTGCTCAGAAGGAAGCGCAACTGTCTCTCTGTAATCTTTACGAGTTATTCTGTTTTTCTGTAACTTTAGTCTTTCTTGAATGGCTTTAAAACGCTCAAGTTCTTTTGTAGATTCGTCCAGCTTGGTTGTAAGTTCAGCTTCACGTCTTTCAAGGATGTACTGGAACTCGGCTTGGCGCTCAGCTTCAATTGCTGCTTCTTGCGCAGTAGTCAACTCTTTCTGGCCAGCCCGAATCTTTTCTGCATAAGCGTTGGCTTCTGCCACGGCTTGCTTGACTGTTGGAGACTTAATAGTGCGCTGCTCAACCAACGGCTGTCTGACAGAACCGACATTACGTTTGGACTCGGCTGTACCTGTACGGAACTTGGCAGGGGCACTGGTAGTTTGACGGGCACCAGCCGACACACGGCCTTGCAAGGCAACAGCAAGTCTAGCTTTGTCTTCTGTGCCTGTAGAGATTTCGGTATTGACCGCGTCAATTTGATTATTCAAACGTTCAACTGTCTTGGTCTTGCTATCTCTAATGGCATCGTCGCGCTGAATTGTCAGGGCAGCTAAGCGGTCTGTGGCTTTGCCCAACTCCTGTACCTGATCGATGTACTGGTCGAGTGTGTCCTGCTCTTCAATGCTTGCGGCACGAACTTCTGGCTCAGCACCAAGTGTTTTTCTAAGCGGCACATTACGCGCACGCATAAAGTTAATAGCGTTTTCAAGTGTCTCTTTGCGCACAGACAGGCGGCTTTGCAAACGAATAGCCGCACCCATACCTTTAAACGCCTGTACGTTTTGTTCGCCCCCAACATACGAACCGGACTTCTTTCTAGCAGCAGTGACCTTAGTCGCGGCCTCAGTTAATTGTTTGTCAATGTTGCCAAGCTCAAGAACCAACGATAACAGGGGCTTGTTGTACAGATCATTTTTGTATTTGACTTCACTGGCAGCATCGGCTGTTAGCCCACGTTCACGGGCATCTTGTTCGGCAGCGCTAAGCGCGCGGACTTGCACACTTTTTTCCGCTTTGTATAAATCGTAGGTAGGGTATGTGCGTAAAAATGCCGCACCTGTATCTGGGTCTGCTGCACTTTTTTTGTAGGTAGCTTCTGATCGATCCCCAAAACCAGACATCGCCACGTTCCAACGGCGGGCACGTTCGTCAGATATTTGTTGCTCCAACTGTTGTACGGAACCAACTTTAGCGCCTTTTACAGCCTGCGCCTTGTCTGCGGCAGTTTGGCGTTCTTTAGTTTCGGCTTCGCCAACTTCAGCTTGTGCTGTGCGCACGGCATCTTGTAAGCGTTTGATCTCATCTTGAGCAGCAGCGTTGGATTTAGCTAGCGGATCAGTAGTAGCTTTGAGTTCAGCCAAACGCTGCTCACCCACCAGCACTTTGATCTGCGTACGTATTAAATCCAAAGCGCCTTTAGTCTGAACAAGTTCTGCTTTGGCTTCTTGGTAAAGCGCCAACAAGTCGTCTAACTCTTTAAACAACTTAATCTCTACTGCGCCGCCTTTGGCACGCACGCCAACGCGGTTAGATTCTTTAATCAGGTCGTCTTTAGCCTGCTCGTACGCCCTAATACGTCCGTTTATGTCACTGACAGCTAGCTTCAGATTATTCATCTTCAGCACCATGTTCTCAGTGTTAGTCTGGAACGCGGTCAACTCTTGGTTTTCTTTTAAGAACTTAGTCCAGTTCTTGATCTTGCTCATGCGGGCAGTGGTGGCTTTGCTGTCTTTCAGCATCTGCTTTAGGCGCGGCAACGCCCTGCTCAGGAACGCACGGACTGGGGCCAAGTCTTTCTCAGACTGCTTCATGTCTTGCTTGAGCCTGCGAACATATGGGCTATTGATAAAGCGCTGGAACGTTTCTACGTCAGGTCTAGCACCAATGTCTAGGCTTGGGCCAGCTTCAATACCGCGGCGTTCAGCTTTCTGTACACGGCTACGCTCATCGGCTGCGCCAAACAAAGGCAGTTGACCAGCTTGCTCATCCCGAACAGTCTCAGATAAACGGACTAATGGCTCCAACTCAGCCTGTAAAGACAGCGGCACAGCTTCAACGCCTTTGCCGCGTATGGTGCCTGACACCAGTTTGCGTTTGCCCGTAACAGGGTCTATACGGTAAACAGGCTCGTTAATATCTTGCCCACGTTTCTCAACCTTAGCTCTGCCGGGCACACCCTGTGTGCGCTTGTCTTCTTCTGGCTGGGCTACAAAGCCGGGCAACTTGCCGGGTTTGCCTGTACGCTCCAGACGCTCACGCTGAGCAAACATCTCAGTCTGAGATACAGACGCGGCTTGTCCGGGGACAACCCCAGTAATACTATCAACATCTTTCTTAAATTCTTTTGTTGGCGTTGTGGTGCTGACCTGCGCTTGTGTTTGTTTTGTTGGCGGGAAGGTCTGAAGGTTTACGGGACGGCCAGCGCCTTTGCGCGGCACGCCCTCTGCTCCGCTCTCAATCTTCGTCAACTGCTGGTCAAGTAGTGTGAGGAAGCCCTGCGACTCCGAGACATTCTGGCGTGTGCCTTGATCTGTAACCTCAGACGTAGCTTGCTTGAGCGTCGTGTCTGCTTGGGGTATCACTTGCTCTGCACGGCGCAAGAACGCCTCGGCTTCTGGAGATAAGTCAAACACAGACAAAGCGCGGTTGATACGGCCTTTTAAATTCTCAGGCGTTATGGGGGCGCCAGACTTCTCAGAGCGTGGGTACAGACGGAACTCTTTTGCTGGCTCACGCGTAACAACGCGCTTAGCTTCTTCTGCAGGCACAACTTCTTCGGCTGTAGGCAACGTGCCTTTTTCTAAGGGTATACCCTGTAAGCGTTGTTGTAGCTGGCCAAATGCGGCAGACGACGTTGGCGGCGCTTCTTTGTTTCCAAATAACCCCAAGTTCTCAGTCATTGGAGAAGGCGCACGTTTTATACGCTGTAGTGCCTGCATCTCAGGCGTCATACGTTCACGCAGTGCGGCATCTTCTGCGGCACGGGCTTCAGCCGCACGGCTAGCTTCAATGGTAGCCTGTTCCTGTTCTTCCAACACACCAAGACGTTGCTGATTAGGTTGTGCTGTTTTAGCCGCTTTTTGCAGGCGCATTTCTTCTAACTGCAGATTCAACCCGCCATACACTATCTCTTCTGCTTTTTTCTGTGCGATTGCTTGTTTTTCTAAATCTTTACGTGGCGCTACCAAAAGTGGTAATGGTGTACGTGTTTTTACTAACTGCCCTGCCATGTACGGATCAGCCATCAAGTAATCTATGTAGACACTTAAGTCTTGTTTCTTAGTGTCTTTTTCAGTGGCCATAGCCACACGCTCTGGCACTTGCTGTTTAGCCAAACCAATACGATCTTGTGCGTACTTTGCCGCGTCCGTTGGTGGTGTTGCAAAGGGGTCTTCAGCGCCCACTTCTGTAGGCGTAATCCTTTGTTTGCCTGAAATTTGTTTTTGTTGCGCAGCTTGCTCAAGTGCGTACTCTTCGGGCGACATACCAGATACGCGCTGTTCTTCTCTAGCCGCTAAAATTCTAGGCTTGAGCGTGTTCCACTCTTTAATCAACGCCTTGGTTTCGTCTGAATTACGTAAATCTTTTTTAGCTTTTTGGGCTTCTTTTTTAGCGGCTTCAGCGGCAATATCGCCTTCCGCTACGGTGACATTGCTTGCAATATCAAAATCTCTAATTTGTTTTTTAACGGCTTCCAAGCGGCTATCTACGTCTAGCGCATACTGAGGGCTGTTCTTTTTAATCTCTTCAGCTTTGGCAAGTGCTTCAGCTTCTTGCGTGGCTTGCAGTCTAGCTGCGGCTTTTGTTTGCTTATCGCGTTCAGTATCGTCTGCTTTAATCTGCGTACGGGCGGCAGACTTGTCAGCAAACCGGCCAGCACCGCCTAGCAAACCTAACTTGGACACTTCAAAGGCTGTATTGCCATAGTCGGCAAAAGCTTCTTCGTCGAACAATGATTGACCAGCTTGCGCACGCTGAAGAAACTGTTGTGTTACTTCGGTTGGGATTTCAAACGCAACGCCTTTAGCTGTACCTTTACCCAAGGTTTTGAGGAAGCCTTCGTCTGCCAACTTAGCAGCGGCAAGCTTTTCGGCTTCGGCAGTAGCGCCTCTTGTCAGTAACTTTTCAATGTTGGGGCCAAAGATGGCTTTGGCAATGCTGCGACCCATAGGGATCAGCATGGTGGCTACGTCCAAGCCAGCGGCGGGGATTGCAAACGCGGCGGCTTTAAAACGATTGACGTTTACAGGCTCACCTTTTTTGCGTTGCTCTTCGGCTTGGGCTTCTAAAAAATCACCATATTGTTGGGCAAATGATGGGCCAAATGCGCCAGCCAAAGCACCGTAAGGACTCTTTGTGGCAATACCAGCGGCTCTAGCTGCGGCTGCGGACTCTGCAATTTGAGGCGCTTGCTGCGCTAAAGCGTTGGGAATTTGGCGAAGGTACTCGCCAATAGCTGATGGTAAACCTTTTTCTTCGTACGCTTTGGTAACTTCTGTCCAGCCGGGCTGTTCGCCGTAGCTTGCTTTGATGGCTTTCTGACGCTCAATACCAGCTTCAGCAGCTTCGTTTCCACCTGTTAAAGATGCTAGACCTGTGCGCTGTGACGAAAAAAGCTGTTCTGCACCCTGCCCAACACTTTCAAAAAAACCGGGACGTTTCTTTGCTTTTTCTTCCTCTTTTACACCACCAAAAGCTTCAGGATACATGCGTTGCGCGCGTTCCCATGTCTGTGCAGGCGTTTCGCCCTCGCGGATTGCTACTGTTGAACCGTCGGGTAGAGGAAGAACTTTTGCCATGTTTACACCAAATTGTTCGGCTTAGAAAAACAGGGGTGGCGCCGTACCACCCCTGCTGTAGATTATGCCATTACTGGCGGTCAGGTTTGCCTTCAATAGCTCCGGGAACACCTTTTTCTAGTGCTTGAATTGTCTTCATTTGTTTCACAAACTGTTCAGGCGTTAGTGGAGGGTTTATAGTTGTGTCTTTTCCAGCGGTAGCCGTTACGTAGGCTTCGTAAGCTTGTGTCATTGTTTTTTTACCCGCTTGAATTTCGGTGGCCAAACGATAGCCTTTTTCAATATCGCCACCACCCAACAATCGGTACAAAGCTTGTGGGCTACCCGCACCAGCAGCGCGCTCTCTGGAAGCATTTTCTAAACGTACGCGTTCGTCGGCAGAAGAAAGCTCAAGTATCTTGGTGGCTTGGGCGGCATTGACATCGTAGGCTTTCATCGTTCCAGCCAGCGCATCTTTCTTACCTTGGATGACAGTCCTGTTAATGTCGTCCTGTGCAGCACGGCGCTCTTTGTCAGTCATATTGGTTTCGTTGCGGCGGTACTCTTCAATCTGATCGCGTGCATCGTCGACCTTTTCTTTAGCAGCCAACAGGCGCTGTTTGCCAGCAGCATAAGATGCCACGCCAGATTTAGCGCCTTCAGCAATACCCGTCAATCCGGGGCCACGGCTGGTCATCATGCCCAGACCCGCTTCAAGTAAAGCCAAACCTGTATTGCGTTCATCTTCTTTACCAAGGCGTGCTTCACGTTCAGCCAAACGGCCTTCCTTGCCTTTAAAAGCTTCGCCACGGGCGGTAATACTTTTCTCAAGCGCCGCACTACGCTCCAATGCTGCGGCTTTTTCTTCTGCTGCAATCTCGCCTTGCTGTGTAGAGAATGGGTTTTTAACATCCGCAGGAGAGCCCATCAACGTGTCTAAGCGTTTGCGGTAGCCTTCAGCCGTAGTTGGGTAATCTCCGGCCACTTTGCTAGATGCTTGACCTGCAGAGTCAATAATTTTCTTAACTGCGGCAGTTGAGCCGGGCATATCAACAGGAGGATTTTCAAAGCCGGACTTTACGCCGGGGAAGTCTTTAGCGCGTGTAGCTGTATTTGATGGGTACTTTGCTTCTGTTGCTGCCTTATCGCCTGCTTTAACTTTTTCGTCGTTGTATAGTTTTATTTCGTCAGGCGTAGCAATACCTTTGTTAATACGATATGCAATTTCGCTTAGCGCTGCTTGCTTTTTTTGTTCCCCCATGTAATCTGTAAACATTTCCCACGGCTTCTTATTCTCAGGAGAACCCTCTTGCGTAAACTCAGCGCGGGGTTGTACAGCTTGAAAATTAGGAATGTCACCAATCAAACTGCCGTCACCGCCTTTAGCTTTAGGAATGCCTTGATAACGTGGAATATGACCGCCACCAGACATACGCATCACACCACCACCGTCTTGGGCGTAGTTGAACATGCCGCCCGTGTTGCCCATATTGTCTAGGCGTTGTGTTGTAACAGGTGCGTTGGTGCTTTCGTCAAAGCCTGCAATACCGCCATCAGCCAAGTGCCGCATGTTGGGTGCAGGGATACGCGCTATGCCTTGGTTTTCTGGTAACTGTGTTTGAGCCATTACAGGTGCAGGAGCCATCCCTGCAATGTCCTGATCTACAACCGTGGGTTGCTGTCCGGGATTTCCCTGTGCCGCCAAGCGCAAAGCTTTGCGGCGGTTTGACTCTGCGTTGGCCAGCGACACAATATATATGTCGTTTTTGTGCATGCGTGCGTAGTCCTGCAACGCGGAGTCAGGTTGAAGCTTAGCCAGCGTCTGAGTAATCAGATCGGCGTCAGGTGTGCCAATAGGAGTTTGTTGTGTAAAAGCCATGTTTAATCCTGACCCATTCTATAAATAGCTAACTCAGCCAAACCAGCAGGACGATCACCAACGGATCCGCCTTCCGCAAACATACCTAGCTTGCTTGCTCCAATTGCCGCCGTGCCCAAACCCGCCGCCTGAGACAACATTGAAGGGGGTGTCTGGTATATAGATGAAGACTGCTGAGTCAATGGCAAGCCGCGCAGAATGTCGGACATGAAGCCCATCTGTTTGTATGGCGAGTTCTGGTAATTCAGGAAGTCCTGATACTGATTGTTCAGAATGTTCTGTTGTTGCTGTTGTTGCTGCAAACCATACTGGTTCTGCATCTGGTTGATGCCCATGTTCTGCTGGTACTGAGTGTTACCCAACTGACCCAAAGCATTTGCGCCTGTCAGCGCTGTTTGTAGACCTTGAAGTCCCAAGCCTGCGCCAAACTGGCCTTGTTGTGCATTAAGGTTAGCCGCCGCTTGAGTAGCCCCCTGCTCTTGGTTGAACTGCCCCATGCCTTGGGTATACGCGGCTTGCTGGCCTTGTGCGTAAATATCACCTAATTGACGGTTTAAATTGCCCCTAGCTTGGCCACGCATCAGATAGTCACCACTACCCCCAAACGCGCCTGCACGGGCGGCTTGGGCACCTTGGGCTTGACTGGCAATAGCCGCTTGACGCGTTGCATCTTGCTGTTGGCGTGCCACCACATTGTTCATGTAGGGCGACATGTAGCTCTCGGCCATGCCGGGGCTTGTAAACGATTTAGTTTGGAATGGGTTGTATGTATACCCAGTATTGAGCGCACCCAAGCCAGCGGAACCCGCCATAGCCGTTGCATCTTGCAACTGGGGAGAACCCTGCATCAATGCCGCATTGTCATAGGACATCTGCTGTAAAGGCGCAAACTGCGCTTGACGCTCACCCATGTACTGCTGATATGGGTTCTGTGAAGGGTCAGTGTAGCTTTGCGCGGCGCCCAGCAGGTTTTCGACATACGGCTTGGCGTAGTCGGGGATTGAGGTTTGCGATATTTGCTGTTGCGAGAGTTGTGGTTCAGCCATGATCTATTCCTTAAGCGGGAAGATATTTGTCAGCGCGGCTGTTGGCCGCTACTTTGTTTTTGCCGGTGGTTGCACCCCGCGCACGTTGCACACGATCCATCATGGCGTAAAGCTTCTTAGCGCCTGCATCTGTTGAGCCGTTACCTAACTCAGACACGATACGCGCAGGCACTACAAACTCACCATCGGCAAGGCGTGCGGGTTGACTCTTAGCGCCAATCGTTGCGGGGATGCTGTCAGACACGCCATCACCGGGGCCTTTGAGCAAACGGCCACCATCAGAGTAGCCACCCAATGTGCCAAGACCGCCACCAGAGTAGGGCATACCGCCCATAGCGTAAGCGCGTTGCAAGCCACCAGCAGCTTCGCCGGAACCACCACCGTCACCACCACCTTGTGTGGTATCTATTTGGCTACTTGCAGCGGCGGCATCATCGGCTTTCTTTTTATCAGCTTCTGTTTTAGCTTTGGAACCTGCGCGGAAGTCAGCGTACACGCTAGAAAGGCTTCGGTTTGTAGCGTCAGCGATCTGTTGGGCAGAAAGGTTGTTGGCTATTGCCCAGTCATACAAGGCTTGGCCAGACAGGGGGGTATCTTTTAAGGAACTCTTAATGTCATTCAATGACATGCTGTACGTCACGTTACCTTTGTCGTCGCGTCCGGGGGCTATGTAGTCAGGATTAGGATCCATCTTACCGGTGGCTTTATTGTATATGTATGGCAGGTTGCCCCTTGCCGGGTAGCCCAGCACTGCTGTAGCATAGTCTTGAGAAAGTTGGCCATCAAAACTGGATTTAGTGGGGTATGCGGCACCGGCTTTACCTGTAAGGTAATCGTACGCGGCTTTGGAATCACCACTCAAGCGGTTAACGTATTTTTGAGTAAACTCTTCGGGGGTGTATGTTGGTGATGTGTAGCCCAGACTGCCACCACCTTTTTCATACATATCACGCAGGTTTTTAGAACCCGTGAAACCGCCAACTGGGATGTTGGGGATACGTGGTGAAGATGTGATCGTGCGGTTAGGGTTAACCGTTGCGCCACCGCCAATTTGCGATGGGCCTGTGTTACCAGACACACCTACGGGCAACGATGTTGCTGGCGCAGTATATAAATTTGTGGGTGTATCTTCAACAGTGGACGTATGCTGTGTTGCGTCTACATTTTTAACAATTAACCCATTTTCTAAATGGTAGCCAGACGGTACTATTACGTCGTTACCACCACCGCCTGTAACTGTGGTTACTTTTGCTTGTGGCCCCATTAACTTAGAAGCTTGGTACAAGTCTAAATTAGATACTGGTGATCCCGTTTGTAGCCCCGCATAGTCTCTAAAGTTATTGTAAATATTTTCAGCCTTGGCGTATGTATTCATTACATCTTTGTTGACTGCATCCTTGTACCATTGGGTTTTACGGTCAGCATCAGTTACCTCGCGGCCAAGAACATTTCGCACCCATTCATCAGCAATGTTGCTAGCATCTGCGGAAGAATACCCTGTGTACCCTTTTTGCGCATCTGCAAGGGATAGGCCAAAATTTCCTGTTTCTTTGTTTGCTTGCGCCCCTCTAATGAAGTCAGCATACATAGTGGCGCTGTCTTGATTTCCCGAAGTAAGTTGCTGTGTCCAATAAGCCATACCGTTGGGATCAGGATCACGTCCCA